ATGGCGATTGAAAAGCTATCGGAAAGGCAGCTGCAAACGCTGACATGGTGGTGCGACGGCTCCTCCGACAGGGACAAGGAGGCGGTTATCTGCGACGGCGCCGTGCGAAGCGGCAAGACGCTGTGCATGGGGCTGAGCTTCTTTTGCTGGGCCATGCGGCGCTTTGACGGCAGGCAGTTCGGCATATGCGGCAAGACGATAGTATCGCTCAGGCGAAACTTTATTTCTCCGCTTCTGCCGACTCTGAGAGCGCTGGGGTTCTCCTGTGCGGAGAAGGTGGGGCAGAATGTTATCTGCATAAGCTGCGGCGGACGGGAAAACCGCTTTTATCTGTTCGGCGGCAAGGATGAGGGCTCCGCCGCGCTGATACAGGGTGCGACGCTTGCGGGCGTGCTGTTCGACGAGGCGGCGCTTATGCCGAGGTCGTTTGTTGAGCAGGCGTGCGCGCGATGCTCCGTTGAGGACTCAAAGTTCTGGTTCAACTGCAACCCGGAGAACCCGCAGCACTGGTTTTACACCGAGTGGATATGCCGAGCGGAGGAACGCAAGGCGCTGTACCTCCATTTTTCGATGGAGGACAACCCTTCTCTATCGCGGCAAATGCTGGAGCGATACAAGGGAATGTATTCCGGCGTTTTCTACCGCAGATTCGTTTTGGGTGAATGGGTCACGGCGCAGGGCAGAGTTTATGACTTCTTCGATGAAGGAATGGTCTGCAATGTGCCGGAGGGCGAGTTCGAGCGATTTGCGGTGTCCTGCGACTACGGGACGGCGAACCCCGCGTCCTTTGGGCTGTGGGGCAGGCAAGGCGGCGTTTGGTACCGCATTGAGGAATACTACTACGACTCAAGGCGAGTCGGGCGGCAAAAGACGGACGCGGAATATGTTGCCGAGATGAAAAGGCTTATCGGCGACAGGCGCGTTGACGCGATAGTGGTCGACCCATCGGCGGCAAGTTTTATTGAGGCGCTGACGCGGGAGGGCTATCCCGTGCGCAAGGCGGACAACGACGTTCTGTCCGGAATAAGGCTCACGGCGGATATGCTGCGGCGCGGGGAGATACGCATTTGCGGGAGCTGCCGCGACGCGATACGCGAATTCGGGCTTTATTGCTGGGACGAGCGCGCGACCGAGCGCGACGCGCCGATAAAGCAAAACGACCACGCGATGGACGACATTCGCTATTTTGTTACGACCGTTGCGGCACCGAGGCAGGACAGCTTTGCCGCGATTTATGTTGAAAGGCAGGGGAATTTTTGAAACTGAGAGGAAGAAAAGAAAAAGCACAGGCGCTTTCCGGAGTGCAGATAAGGGACGGGTCAAGGCATCCGTTCGGCGCGCTGGACGGTTATGTTCCGCTGGGCGGGGGCGAGATAAGCCTTTACAGGGCGATCCGCGAGGCGGTCCCCGTGGTTGACGCGGCGATACTCAAGCTGATTCGCCTGACAGGCGGGTTTAGCGTCGGCTGCGGCGATGCGAGAGCGGAGGCGGAGCTGAACCGGTTCCTGCGCAACGTCGATGTCGGGCGCGGACAGAGGGGAATTGCGGCGTTTTTCGACTGCTATCTTGACTCGATGATAACGACCGGCAGAGCCGTCGGCGAGATCGTGACGCGCGGGAACCGAGACATTGCGGCGGTGCTTTGCGGCGACGTTGCCGACGTGCAGATAAGAGAGGGCGCAACGCCGCTTGATTTTACGCTCTGCTCCTATGGCGAGGACGGACTTATTCACGAGCTGCCGTACCAGCAGCTGCTGCTGTTCACGCCGTTCAACCCCGAGGCGGACTCGCCATACGGCGTTTCGCTTCTGCGCTGTATGCCGTTTCTGACGGACATACTGCTGAAAATCTACAACGCCATAGGCGTTAACTGGGAGAGAGCCGGAAATGTTCGCTTCGCGGTTACATACAAGCCGCAGAACGACATTCTTGACAAGGCGTATGCCGCCGAGCGCGCGCAGCAGATCGCACGGGAATGGAGCGCGGCGATGCAGAGCGGAAAAAACGGCAGTGTGCGCGACTTCGTCGCCGTCGGTGATGTGGACGTGAAGGTCATAGGCGCTGACGGGCAGGTTCTCGACAGCGAGGCGCCGGTGAGGCAGATACTCGAACAGCTTGTTGCGCGGACGGGCATACCGCCTTTTATGCTGGGGCTGAACTGGTCCTCCACCGAGCGCATGAGCGCACAGCAGGCGGACCTGATGACCAGTGAGCTGACCGCGATTCGGCGCACGCTGACGCCGGTTGCCGAGAAGATATGCGATCTCTGGCTTGCCATGCACGGGTATGACTGCGGATTTGAGGTCGTTTGGGACGAGATAAACCTGCAGGACGACGTTGAGGAAGCCAAGGCAGAGCTATACCGCGCGCAGGCGGGAGAGCTTGCCGGAGAGACGGCAAAGGAGGAAGAGGAAAATTGAAAATATTTAAGGGAGGCACAGGCTGCGGCACCGCAGCGGTAAGCGATGAGCTGGAGGCGATAAACGCTTTTGCTCGCTGCGAGCTGAGCGAGGACGAGGTCTTTTGCTTTTCGGTTCTGCTGTGCGACAACGAGGTCGACAGGGACAACGAACGCTTTGACGAGCAGACGCTGTTCGAGCTGAAAGACCTTTTTGTCGGCAAGACGGGCATATGCGACCACGACTGGCAGAGCGGAAACCAGAAGGCGAGAATTTACCGCACTGAGCTGGTCACCGAACCTGACAGAAAGACGGCGGCGGGGACGGATTATATGTATCTGAAGGGCTATGCCTATATGCTGCGCACGGATGCAAACGCCGAGCTTATCGCCGAAATCAACGGCGGCATCAAAAAGGAGACGAGCGTCGGCTGCGCCGTCGGGGAGAGCCGCTGCTCCGTCTGCGGTGAGCCGAGCGGCACCTGCGCCCACGTCCGCGGCGAGCGCTATGACGGCAAGCTGTGCTATGCCGAGCTGCACGGGGCGGTTGACGCATACGAGTTCAGCTTTGTTGCGGTGCCCGCGCAGAGAGAAAGCGGCGTTATAAAGGGTTTTGAGGGCGCGGCGTCACTGAAGGAGCTGGCGGAAAAGGGCGGCTACGGAAGAGAATACGGCGAGCTCTGCGCCCTCGCCGAGTGCGGCAAGGAGCACATTTCCGCGCTGCGCGGGGAGGTGCTGCGGCTGAGCCTGATTTGCGACAGGCAGCTGCACAAGGCACTGAAAAACAGCGCGCAGAGAATGGACAAGGCGGAGCTGGACGAGCTGAAACAGGCGCTTGAAAAGCAGGTTTGCGAGAAAATGCCGCCGATGACTCAGCTGCCCGGAAAACGCGAAACCACTGCCTTTGACGGCGGGGAATATAAAATATAAAAACAGGAGGACAAAAAATGAAGGTATCTTTTGACGGTTACGGAGAGAACACGGCAACCTTTTATTGCGATGCGGACACGCCTGTTAAGGAGGGCGAACCCGTTATGATGGGCGGCAGCGCCGAGGTCATGCCCTGCTCCGACGGAGATCTTGTAGCGGGCGTTGCAATTTACGCCGGAACGGAATTTGCGGCGGTGCAGACCGCGGGCTTTGTGACAGTACCCTATACGGGCAAGGCACCGAGCGCCGGCTTCTGCAAGCTCTGCGCCGACGGTCAGGGCGGAGTTCGCATTGACGACAGCGGCAGAGAGTATCTCGTTATCGAGATCGACAAGACGGCGAAAACCGTCGGCTTTATTCTTTGATTTTGAGGGAGGAAAACGAACATGGCATATAAGTTTAACGACATTAAGCTGGACAAGGGTATGTACGCAGAGAGCGGAAAGAGCTTCAGCCAGGTGCTGGAGACCCTTGACCCGAGCGAAAACTATAAGGGCACGGCGCTTGAGGGCATGGACGCTTATCAGCGACAGCTCAAGCGCTTCGACATCAAGGTTCGCGGTGCGGGCAGCGACATTGTTGAAAAGTTCTTCCGCACAAGCGAGAGCTCCGTTCTGTTCCCGGAGTATGTTGCGCGCGCCGTTCGCACCGGAATGGAGGAGGGGAACATTCTGCCCTCCATCACGGCATCCGTTACAAACTTCGACGGAATGGACTACAGAAGCATTTATTCCGTTCCGACCGAGGACGAAAAGAGCCTGCGCCGCGTTGAGGAGGGCACTGCCATCCCGCAGACCCAGGTTCGCATCCGCGAGAACACCGTTAAGCTGCACAAGCGCGGCAGAATGCTGGTGGCATCCTATGAGGCGATAAGATTCCAGAGACTGGACCTCTTTTCCGTTATGCTGCGCCAGATCGGCGGGCAGATAATGCGAATGCACCTTGACGACGCGATAAGCGTTATCACCGACGGCGACGGAAACGACAACGCGGCTGAAAGCTTTGCCGTGGGTGACGAGAACATCGGCGGCGAGAGCGGCAAACTGGAATATGACCAGCTGCTGAACTTCTGGAACACCTTCGACCCCTACACGATGAACACGATTCTGGTAGGTCCGAGCGCGATGGTGAAGATACTCGGCTGCGAGGAGTTCAAGAACCCGCTTACCGGACTGAACTTCCAGGGTACCGGCGAGCTGAACAACCCTCTGGGCGCAAAGCTGATTCGAACCTCCGCCGTTCCCGCAAACAGAATTATCGGTCTTGACCGAGGCTATGCCCTTGAGATGATACAAGCCGGTGATGTCGCGGTCGAGTACGACAGACTTATCGACAAGCAGCTTGAGCGCGCGGCAATCACCAGCATTTCCGGCTTTGCTAAGCTCTACGGCGAGGCAAGTAAGATACTGGACATCTGAGCCGCGGGAAAGGCAGGCGGAAAATGGACAGCGAAAACATGACCTATGAAAAGGCACTTGAGCTCATAAACGGGGACGAAGCTGCCGCGAACACCGCCGCGCTGAAAAATATGTGCGTCTGCGCAGAGGATGAGCTGCGCGGACGCATGAGGCAAGGCGTCAGCGCGGAGGAGATAGGCGAGAGGTTCTATATAGCCTGCGCGATGCTGGCGCTTGCGATGTACATTCAGCTGGAGGCGGGTGCGGAAAAGCACGGCACGGTGAAGCTGGGGAAAATGAGCGTTTCACAGAAAGGCTCCGGCGCGGTTCGGCAGAGCGCGGTGGCGCTTAGGCGGCAGGCGGAGGCGATGCTGGCTCTCGAGCTTGACGACGAAGAATTTTTCTTTGAGGGGGTGCGCGGATGAAAAGTGATATGGCGGAAATCGCGTGGCGATACGGCTTTCCGGTAATCATGACCTCGGCGGGTGCGCCGAACGGACTGGAATTCTACGCATACTTGGAACCGATAGATTCGGAAAAGATTGACAAAACGGATAACAAGACCCGCGCCGGTCGCCACAGCAGAGAATATTTTCTCTTGATGGCGGCAATGGACAGCTTTTACGCGGCAGAGTGCGGAGCAAAGATAGAGTGCGAGGGGCAAACTTTTGAGCTTATCCGCGCGGAGAGACAGGGCGCGGAGGGCGCGTTTACGCACTGGGAAGGCGTTATGCGCAGGTGCGGAAAGGCGGAGAACGATGGTTGAAGCGGTTTTGGAGTCGATAGCCGAAGCTCTGCGCGAGAGCGGGATTGACACCGCGATGCAATACAGGGATGACGAGGCACGCTCGGGCGGGGTACTTGTCTGCGTCGGACTGCGGAGCGGGAAGATACTCGGTTCCGGCGCGGGAGATTATCTTGGGCTGGAAATCGACGCGGACAGCGGCACCGTGCGGGAGCTATACGGCTTTCGCGCGGAGATGAGCGTGGCGCTTGACATATACGCCGAGAGCGCGCAGGACTGCCGCGACGGGCTGAGTCGAGTCATGGCGGCATTGCAGGCTCTGCCGAAGGCGATAAAGGGCAGGACGCTGGAATGCGGGGAACTTTGCTATGAAAACGAGGCAGAGCTTTTCCGCATACCGGCGGAGCTGGAGTGCATTGCCTATCTCTGCGCCGAGCGGGACGAGGGCACGGAGAAATTCGAAGATTTTACACTGAGAGGAGTTTTGAAATAAATGGCATACAGCGAAAGACCGGGAGTTTACAGCTCCGTTGACGTGAGCAGCGCGCTTATCGGCTCCGGCACGGGCTGCGCAGTCGGTGTTGCCGCCGGCGCTGAAAAAGGCGAGGCGGGTAAGGCTGTTGCAATCGCGTCCTATGCCGAGGCGGTTAGCAAATTCGGAGAGGGAAGCGAGATCGCGACGCTTGTTAAGATACTTTTTCTGAATGGCGCGCCGAGAGTTTACGCGGCTGCCGCGGCTGTCGGAGAGGAAGCGGACAGAAAAGGGTATTCTGCGGCAATCGCCGCGCTGATGGACGTGGACGACATCGGCGTTATGCTGTGCAAGGCGCAGGACGAGCAGGTACACAGCGACCTGAAAACCGCGCTTGAGGGCGCAAACGAGAGCGGAAAATACAGAGTTGCCGTCATCGAGGGTGCTGGCAGCGTGGACGATATGGTCGAAGAGGCGGAGAGCCTGAACTATGAAAGGCTGGTCATGGTCGCACCGGGCGCGGTCAATGCGGACGGGGAGGCAATCGAAGGCTATGCCGCCGCGGCGTTCGCAGGGGCGCTGTCCGGCGGGAGCGACCCGGCTCTGCCCATAAACGGGGCGGAGCTCTTCGGGCTCGACGGCATTGCGCTGAGCCTGAGCGACAGCGAGGTAGACACGCTCGTTCGCGGGGGAATTTGCCCGCTTGAGAGCGTGAGCGGAGAAATTTACGTCATTCGAGGTGTTACGACCAGGACGAAAACCAACGGAGTGAGCGACTCGACATGGCACGAGCTTACGACCGTGATGATTGTAAACGACGTTATCCCGACCGTGCGCTCCGCGCTGAAGGCGAGGTTTGCAAGGAGCAAGAACACAAAGCAGACGCGCGGCGCAATACGCACGCAGGTGATAATTGAGCTTGAAAACAAGCTGGCAAATGAGATTATCGACAGCTATGACTCCGTTACGGCGGAGGCAAGCGCCGACGACCCGACGCTTTGCGAGGTCGGGTTTGAATTTACGGTGGCGCACGGGCTGAACCGAATAAACCTGTCGGCGCACATCACGGTATAAGGAAAGGGGAGACGGAACATGAGCGTTATTGGATTTCCGACGAGCAGCGATATTTATCTTGAGGCGGACGGCAAGAAAATTGCCGTTGTGCAGAGCTACAAGGCAACGGCGACACGCACCGAGCAGACGGTTGAAGCCTTCGGCGAGGCAGAGCCTATTGCGACTATCGCAAGCCAGGTGAGCTATAAGCTGGAGCTAACGAGGCTTTACGCAACGGACGAGGCTATCTCCGACGGAATTGATTTTCACTCGCTGACGGATTTTTCGCTCGTCATCGTAAAGCCGGACAGGCGAGTTGTCTTTACCGGCTGCGAATGGAGCGAGATCGCGGAAAGCGGTGAGCTGAGCGAGATGGTGGCGGAGAAGATAACCGTTATCGCAAGCCATCGAGTGGAGACATCGGCATGATAAGCGCGTTTGACAGGCTGCGCTGGCTTGTGCTGGTGCGCTTTGGCGTGATGCCGGGCAGCGATGCCGAAAAGAGCGTGCAGAGCGGGGACATTCTCTTCGCCGGACTGAACATGGTTTTGGACAAAAATCAGGGGGCGTTCGACGGGGAGAGCAACCCCGACTTTGACACGCGGAGATTTGATGAGCTGAGGAGGGGCGGCGCGTGAGCATTACGGAGATGCTCGAACAGATGAGCGAGAGCGAACAGGAGCAGCTTGCCGGTGCCATAGTTTGCAGGCTCGAGGGCAGAAAAATTTCGGAAGTGAAGGAAGAAATCTCTGAAACGGATAATGACGAAAATACAAGTGACGATTCGGAGAAGATTTTGGAGAGGCTGCTTATAAAATGGCTTGAAAGCGCAGACGGGGGAGGGGAAAAGTCCGCCGCGACTGTGGAGACGACGGACGAAAAAACCGACGGGAGCCGCGAGAGCGCGGAGAGCTTCCTGCGCCTGAAAATGGGCGAGGACGAGAGCGGAGACGGAGAAAAACAGGGGTACGGGCTTTACGGCAGGAACGCCGCGAAGCCCGCGTTCCGAAGTCAGATGGAGCAGATCTCAAACTTTTTTATGCGCGACAGCCGGCGATACGACGCGGGCTTTGAACGCTTTTAATATATTGAAGGAGGGGTGAGGGCGTGAACCTTTCACCGATGAGGTACAAGGATTATGTTTGGCCGCACAATCCGAGAACCTATCAAATCGAATACAAAAGGCGCGTTGTCAGCCACAAGGTGCCCTATGGACTTTATGTGCTGGAGGGAATGGGACGCGACAACCGAGTTTTTAAGGGCGAGGGTGAGTTCGTCGGCACGGGGGCATATGACGAGTTCAAAAAGCTGGCGAGCGTTTTTTACGGCACGAAGCCGGGGCTTCTTGTTCACCCACTTTGGCAGGAGGCGCAGTGCTATTTTGTACAGCTGACGCTTTTGCAGGAGCCGAAGGAGGATTACGTCAGCTACAGCTTTGAATTCTGGGAGTGCTATGACGGCTATGAAACCGGACTGACGCAGGTCAAGACGACAACGACAGAGACGAAAAGCGAGAGCAAGAGCTATTACACAGTAGTCAGCGGCGACTGCCTTTACAACATAGCGCTGAAATATTCTCTTACCCTGGCGCAGCTGATCGCGCTGAACCCGCAGATAAAGAACACTAACATTATTTATCCCGGCGACAAGATAAGGGTGGCGTAGATATGACAGGGACACTTATCAGTTACACCGGCGCACGGTACGAGATGCCGACGCTGTTTTCATGGGATATGTCCTACGGGCTGGGCTCGCCCTGCGACAGCTTCGAGGTGAGCTTCCTTTTTGAAAGCGGGATGCAGCAGGCGTTGGACGATGCGGTTCGGTTCGAGGCGAAAAACGACGGCGAGACGGTTTTTACGGGCGTTGTGGACGAATATGAAATGCTGGCGGACGAAAACGGCAGACTTGTTTCCGTTCGCGGGAGAGGGCTTGCCGCGCTGCTGCTGGACAACGAGGCGGTAGCGGCGGAATACTACCCGGCAAGCCTGCGGATAATACTGGAAAACCACGTCTATCCGTGGGGGATAACGCAGGTGCGCGCGGGAAATCTGCCGAATGTGCAGGGCTTCAGCGTCAGCAGCGGGCAGAGCCAATGGGGCGTTATTGAAAACTACTCGTGGTTCTGCGGCGGCATTATGCCGAGGGTGACGCGCGAGGGAGTTCTGCTGTTAAACGGCGAGGCGGGAAATCGGCTTGAGCTGACGGCGGAGAGCGCGATTTGCCAGCAGAGCTTCGTAAGAAAAAGATACGGCATAATTTCCGAGGTGCTGGTTTACAACAAGTCGCTGGGGATTACCAGTACAGTCGAAAACAGCGCCTTCAAGGCGAGAGGCGGGCGATGCCGGAGGGTCATAACCGTTCCCCAAACCACGGGATATGACGCGATGCGGCACACGGGCAGCTATCAGATTGAACGCTCCGAGGATGAGGAGCAGGTCATGACGGTGACGGTTCCGGCGATATTCGCCGCGTTCCCGGGGGACACGGTGGTTCTGCGGGACAGCCCGCTTGGCATGACGGGCGAATATTACGTCATAAGGACGCGGTGCCGCGCGGACGGGGACGACGCGGGCACTGAGATAACGATGAGAAAGACGGAGGGATGATATGTGGCTTTCTGAAAGGGCGGCTTTTTCCGCAAAGGAAGAGGATGAAGCGGCATCGCTAGGCACGGTGACGATCGGCGGCGCGTCTGCTGCTGTGAGCACCGACGGGGAAAAGCGCGCGGTGCGCGCGATGAGCGTCGGCGGGTACACATGGCTGCCGAGGACGGGGCAGAATGTTGCCGTTCTCGAATGCGGCAGCGAGGGCAGCGTTATCGCGGGCGTTGTGCAGGCGGACACGGCAAGCGGGCTATCCGCGGGTGAGGTCAGCATAGCCTCCGCCGGAGGGGCGAAGATAACGCTGAAAAACGACGGAAGTATTCTTATCGAGGGCAGAGTTAACATTGTCGGCGCACTGACGGTTAACGGTGCGGCGGTCAAAGGAGGATAAGAGTTGGAACTGAAGCTTGAAAACGGGCGATACATCGCCGGAACTAGGCGCGGGCTGGACACGGTGAGCGGAAACGACGAGCTATGCCAGAGGGTAGGCATGAAGCTCAGCGCAAGGCGCGGGGCGTATCCGCTGATGCCGAACTACGGCAGCAGGCTTTACACGCTGTCGGGCATAAAGCCGTCCCAGCGTGAGGCGGCGGCAAAGCAGTTCATTGCCGAGGCGCTTGAGGACGAGGAAAATCTTGTGATAGGCGAGGTGAGCATAACCGAGCGGGAGAACGGCTCGGTGCTGCTGGAGGTGAGCCTATCCGTTGGCGATACGGACCTGAACGTATCGGTAGGAGGGTGAGAAATGAAAACTATCGAGGAAATTTACGATGAGATGAAAGAAGGCTGCGAGAGCAGAATGGGGCTTGCCCTGAGCGACACGGGCGACCTTGCCATTCGCCTTTGGGCGTTTGCCGCGCAGGTTTATTCGCTGTGCGTTCAGCAGGACTTCGTTAAAAGGCAGATGTTCCCGCAGACGGCGGAGGGAGAATATCTGGACTATCACGCCGAGGTCCGCGGGATAAGCCGTTTGGCGGCACAGAAGGCGACGGGCGTGATTGAAATTTACATAGATGAGCCGTCATCGGCGGACATATCCGTTGCATCGGGGCTATCATGCACGACGGAGACGGGGATGGAGTTTGTCACCACGCAGAGCGGGGTGATAGCCGCCGGAGAGACCTATTGCAAGGTAACGGCAGAGGCAAAAATCGCCGGTGCGGACGGAAATGTACCGGCGGGGAGCGTATGCTATTTGATGCTGGCGCCGAACGGAATTTCCGGCTGCGGCAACGCGACGGCTTTCTCCGGCGGTACGGACGAGGAGAGCGACGGTGACCTGCGTGAGAGGGTCATCGCAAGCTACAGGACGCTTCCGAACGGGACTAACAAGGCGTATTACGAGAGCACCGTTCTATCCTGCGGCGGTGTTGCGGCGGCGACGGTTCTGCCGAAGAACAGAGGACTTGGCACGGTGGACATTATCGTTGCCTCAGAGGCGGGAGAGCCGACAGATGAGCTGCTGGAGACGGTTAAGGAAACGCTGGACCGCGACAGGGAGATCTGCGTTGATATACAGGTGTTGGCACCGGAGAAGGTGGAGGTGCCCGTTGCGGCGGCGATAATGCCGGAGGACGGGTATTCGATGGAGGAGCTGCTGCCGCGCGTTTCCGACGCGGTGGAGAAATTTTTCTGCGGCGAAAGGCTGGGGCAGGATGTGCTTCTGGCGCAGCTGGGGAATCTGATTTACTCCGTTGACGGCGTTGCAAACTACGCATTTACAAGCCCGACCGCGGATATTCCCGTCGGGAGCGCGGAGCTGCCGGTTCTCAGCGAGCTTATCATAACGGAGATGGGCGGCGCTTGATGGGATATTTTGATTATATGAAGCAGCTTTTGCAACCGCTGAGACTTTACGACCTGGACGAGGGCTACGGCGCAAGCGAATTGCGGGTGCTGGGCGCGGAGCTGGACGAGGTGTTCGACGAGCTGGAGGCGGCAGAGCGGGAGAGCATTGTCAGCACGGCGCAGGATGAGGGGCTTTCCGCATACGAGGAGATACTGCCGTATGTCCCCGCGTATCTGACACCGGAGGACAGGCGGCGCGCCATCGAAGCGCTGATACGAATTGACGGGGCGAGCTTCACGCCGGAGGATATGCAAAACAGTATCTACGGCTGCGGCATCGCCGCCGAGGTGAGCGAGACGGGCGAGACAAACCGCGTTGAGGTCAGATTTCCGCAGAACAGAGGCATACCGGAGGGGATAGAGGCGCTGAAGGTGAGGATAGAGAGCATACTGCCCTGCCATATCGGGGTGGACTACATCTATCTTTTTCCGAGCTGGAGCGACATGGAGAGAATGTTCCCGACGTGGGGCGAGCTTGAAAACGCACATTTGAGCTGGGAAGAAATTGAGCGATTGGAGGTGTGACGACAGGTGACCGAATGGCAGGTGGTGAGCGTTATTGTTGTTCTGGTGGGACTTGCGGCGTCCATCGTCAAACCGATAGTGGCGCTGAACTCTTCAATCACACGGCTGACGGAGCTGGTGGGATTTCTGGATAAGCGCCTTGCGGAAATGAGCGAGAAGAACAATGAGACGCACGAGAAAATGTGGAAGCGAGCCGGTGAACAGGAGACGCATCTGCAAAATCACGAAACGCGCCTCGCCGTGCTTGAGAGCGAGCGGGGATAAAAGAACCCCCGACCTGATTTGGAGTTAAATCGGGTCGGGGGTATTTTTTGTTGGATGCGGATATGGCGCTGTCTCGTCAGTCAATTCGAGAATATAATCGACGCTGGTTCCGTAAAATGTCGCTAGTTTAATCAGCACATCGGTTGGAATATCGCGTTTGCCGAGTTCGTAGTATGAATAACTCACTTGCGTGCAGTTAAGATACTCGGCGAGATCTATTTGACGCAGATCCATGTCCTCACGCAAGTCGCGTATTCGCCGATACAC